CGGCCGGGTTCGTAGAGTTCGCGGTAACGTCCGTCTCCCCTTCTCTTCAATTCGTCCCGGCAAGCGGACTCCACGGTAGCCGCAATGGAATACTCCGGCATCGCCACAGCGACCATCTGTTCTGGCGTGATTTCGGAGGCAATCTCTTCCCCCAACAGGATCATCGCCCGCGTGATTTTATCGGCAGTCCATCCGTTCATGTCGTAGGGCATCGCGGTTCTCCTGGGTGTTCGCATTCGGGGTGAAGTTTCGACGTTACAAACTCGCCCTCGCAGACGCCAACGAGATAGATATACTCAGTCTGCCTCGATATTCTCTTGCCGCACCAGTCGCACCAATGCAACTTCCGAGCAATTCTCTCTCGTCTGCTTAACGTCCTGCTCATGTCGTCACCGCTTTCAGGGCTGCAAGGGATACTGCACGGGGTTCTCGGACGGCTGCTCGTAAACCGGCGGCGGGGGCTGTGGCGTCCCTGCTGCGGATGTCGGTGGCGATTTGGGTCAGATCAAGCGATACTCCATAGCTAGAACACGCCTTGCCATTGGTGATCTTCTCTATCTCTTAGTTCATTCTTCGTCCTCTCCATCTTCATCGGGCGGCTTTGCCCAGTCGTTCATCTCTTTATCATAGCGGCTAGACCACGAGGAGAGGCAAAATTGCCCCACGTCAAAGAGCGGGACGAAGGTACAGTAGCAGTCTTGTGGTCCGTCGCGGTTCGCGATTACGCCCATTCCCGCTAGTCCTCGCTTGAGGTCATTCTTATCCCGCCCGATCACCTGCATGAGATCGCAGTTGCCGACCTTCCTTGCGTCTTCGGCTACGTCCTTCTGCGTGAGGTGCCGCTTGTAGAGGGCAGCGCGGTTAACCTGACTCACCGTCGCCACTAGTACGTTCCGCTCGTCGGCGAGACCCTTGGCCCAGATATACCCGGCGTTAAGTTGGTGGCGGAGTTCGGAAGCAAGGCCACCGAGGCTCATGATATCGATATAGTCAAGTAGAATCACGTCCGGTACGAAGTGCTCGTAGGTTTCGAGGTAGGCTAGTAGCCGTTCGACCTCCGCCGGGGTACACTGGCCCATCGGGTACTTCTTAATCATCAGCCGCCCGCCGAAACGGGAGAGCGTTCGCCGCGCCGCAATGACAGCGGAGGGGGCGTGGACCGACTCGATGACGATCTCTTTCCGGGAGAAGCGATCGTTGCCTTCCTTCGATCCGTCAAAATGCGTGTACTCCCGAACCTCCCCGACGTTCCACTTGCCCTTCCGAGTCAGCATCATATCGTACCGCTCCTCCATCTGTCGCATCGAGACTTCGAAGGAGAGGTGGAGTACGTGGAGACCCTTGGATAGCGCAGTACGGGCGAGGTTCATCAGCCACCATGTCTTACCCGCTTTGTAGCCGCCTAATGTGACGATCAGCTGGCCTCGGTCGTATCCCTGGATCAGCCGGTCCATGGCCGGTATCCCCGTAGGCATCATGTGACCGTACGCCTCTCGCTCGACTAGCGAGGAGTGGTCGACGAGGTAGTTCAGCGCATCCTCCTCGGCGGGTATCCCCGCGTGAAGAGCTTGGTATAGGTAGTTGTCAGCCTGCTCTAATTGGCCCTCGGCCAGTAGGTCGGCCGCTTGGACTACGGCGATTTCTCGGCTCCGAACTTTGACGAAATCGTTGGTGCGGTGGAGGACGTACCCGACGTTGGGCGACGGCATCTCCATCAGCCGCTCGACGTAGCGGATATATTCTTCGGTCTCGTCCTCGCTCTTGTCGTCAACGAAGCGCGCCACCTCGTCATGAAAATGGACGCCGGGGGCAGCCTTATGCGCGGCCTGATAATCGTAGCAGAGGGCGACGAGGTTGCGGGTCAGCGAGGAGGTAAACAGCTCAGAGTCGACATTAGCCGCGACCTTGACGAGGAAATCGTCATCCATGATCGCCAGCCATAAGTAGCTATCTTGGAGATGCTGATTCAGGCGTGCTGGCATTTACATCCACTCCACGGGTAGTTCACGGATAGCCTCCGCCCCGGCTGCGTCGGGGTCCGTTCCCTCGGGTACGCGCACGACGCCTACCTTATCCATTATAGCGGCTAGGTCGCGGGCGATCTCGCGGGCCTTTCGGTAGGCGTCGGGGTCCCAGCAGATTACTAGTTCATCGATCAACCCCATTTCCAGTAGTTGCCGGCGCTGCGGCCGCGAGAGACTGCACGTCATTGAGGCTACGGCGTTATACTCCATTCGCCAGCAGTCAAATACCCCCTCCACGAGGTAGACCCGGCGCGGGTTCCGGAGGAAGCTGCTCCAATAGAGTAGCTGGGAGATATCGCCCTCGGTCAGGTACTTCTTTTTCGACCGGCCTGTCATATCCCGGCCTTGCCATGCATACACCTCGCCGCCGTCGCCGAGGAAGGGGAGGACAAGGCGGCAGGCGAACCGGCCGACCGGGCCGGTGTACCGGGCTCCGTACTCCTCGCATGTATCGAGGGTGAGCCGCCGTTCCCGCAGGAAGTCCCGGAGATCGGGTTCCTCGGCGAGCATCTCGGCGGATATGGCCCGGCTGGGCGGGAGCGGGACCTCCCGAGGGCATACGCGGGGGCTCTCGCCGTCTACGTCGCCCGCTAAGAGCTTCCGCACCTGCTGGGCGGTAGTTTCGCCCTCTTTGGCCTTTGGGGCCTCTCCGACGATTAGGCGGTACTCTTCCGGGAGCAAGCCCGTTGCGGCGTGGAGGAGCTTATAGAGCGAGCCCGTTCTCTTGCATCGCCAGCAGTGGAAGCGGAGGTTGGAGAAAATGCCGCACCGGGATTGATCGTCCCGCCGCCGGTGCGTAGAGCCCACGCAGAAGGGGCAGTTAACGTTCACGGCCTTCTTCTGATCTTTGTAGGGGAGGCCGAGCCCGGTCAGGATTTGCTGGATGCGCCTTCGGTCCATTTTCTCCTCGGCTTCTTTCGCTTCCTCATTCTAGCCGTCTCGGCCCGATGGCACGGAACGCAGAGCGTTCGGAGGTTGTCAAGGCCGCAGAGCCCGCCGCCGTGAGAGACAGGGTTAATGTGGTCCATCTCCCAGAGGTGTTTGGTTACAAAGCCGAGGTCCCGACGGAGGGCGTTTAGGTCCATCCAAGTGAACTGGGCCATTGGAGGCCACCGCCGCTCCGCCCCGGGGTGGGCGTACGGTCCCCAACGAAGTTGGTTGATGATCCGCTCCAACTTCGCCGTGTCTAGCCCGCACTTCGCACACACGCCCTTGTCCCGGCGGCGTACTTTCTGTCGGGCGTAGCTAGGGGAGGTGGCGATGTAGGCGATATCCGTACACTCGGAGGAGCAGTACTTCAGCTTGGACTTCATCGGCTTTTCGCAGACCGCGCAAAGCCGGGAGCCGTCCGGGGCTTCCTTCCACGGGTAGAGATCGTTGACGAGGCATCCCCGCTTCCGGATCATCCGACTCCCGCCCACTCCAGCTCCATCTGTAGCCGCCACGGGAGCTGCCCTTCGTACCACTGCCGGTTGAGAATACGGTTCACCATCGCGAGTTGGAGATCGCGGTAAAGTCCGCTCCACAGCTGCCCGTCCCGAAGGGCGGTGAGTACCTCGGTAGTTATAGCAGCCATACCGCCCATCTGGAATACCACGCCCGGATGCGTATAGACGTTCTTACCGTAGGCGAGGACCGGCAGCCCCGCCGCGATAGCCTCGATACCCGAGGTACTGTTGATCATCACGACGGCTCGCGCTCCTTTGAGGGCCTTGGCGAAGGTGGCGGACGTATCCCACGTCATGAGCGGATGTTCATCCACCAGCGCCTCCGCGCCGCATTTGGGATACCGGGGATGGGGCCGGACCCTCATGGGCAGCGGACAGGCGCTGGCGAAGTGCTGGAGCAGTTGCTTATTAGTCTGGAAGATCGGGGCTAAATCGGGGTGCCAGAGGTTACTATCGCCGTCGCTTTGGAGCGCGATTAGCACATCCCCCTTCTCCCGGATGGTAAGGAGGTGGCGGCCGGTTCGCCCCAGCGGCTCGCTCGCCCACGATGCGAGACCGTTGATACCCATGGGGTCGAGCTGGAATGAAGTTGCCTGCGTGAGCCAACCGTTCTCGATCCAGAAGGTCGGCCTATTCACCATCCGCTTCAGAACGGAGTCGTGCTTCTTCTCCTGCCCTCGGTCCCATCCGTTACAGATTAGCGCGGCGTCGAGGTGCCCGGCGGGCCAGGGCTTCGTGTCATGCCAGCGAACTACCTCGGCCCCGAGGGCCTCGCCCGCGAGCGCGAGCGCGTTCATTACCGGGGCGAGGGGCGGGTAAGTATCCTTGTCCTCTACGAGAAGCCTCACCACGCACCCCCGTTCTCCACCCGCACGCAAAGCTCGGAGAGCATCTCGGCGGACTGCCGCGAATCTTCCTGCGCCAGCGAGGTATCCCGGACCAGTAGGCGGCTATAGCTGAGAACCTCCGTGATCGCGTCGACATACTCGGGGACGGTTTGGGCGAACTGGCCGTTAAAGTGCGGCTGAATGAACTCGCGGATACCGCCAAGGGGGCAGGCGACGACCGGCGTACCTCGCAGTGCCGCCTCGCGGGGCGCAATCGGGTAGGCGTCGCATACCTGCGTTGGATGGAGGAATACTCCAGCCCGGCCAAACACCTCGTCCCGCCTGATCGGGTCCCGCTCCAGCATCCCGCAGTAGTGAACGCCGCCGATCTCCTGAACTGCTTTCCAGTACGCCTCATTCCGGATCGGCCCGTACACGTGAAGCGGCATGCCCAATTGCTTACACGCGTGGACGGCGATCTCTAGCCCCTTCATCGGATGGATCACGCCGACGTATAGGGCGTGGGGCGGGTACATCGTAACGATGCTCAGCAGGGCATCCCCTTTCGAGTACTGCGCTGGATTGTGGATTACCGGCGCGGTCGGCGCGTGCCAGAACTCGGCGAAGGATCGACTGATGTACACCTTGTTGCGGACGTTCTGGTGTGGGTACTTCCGATACGGGTCCCCGCCCATGATACTGACGACGTTCTTGAAGGTCTGTCCGGCAAGGTGCATGGCCGAATAGTCGATTACTACGTCATAGCCGTTCTCGCCCTGCTGGCCCTTAAAGAGCATCTGAAGGAGGGCGGGCTCGTCGGACATGCGATTAGTCGGGGCCTCGAATACCCGCGAGGCCGGGCACGTACTCCCTGGCCCGGCGTAAAGATCGACCTCGTGGTGAAGCTCCATCAACCGCCGCACCCAGATATCGGTGCAGAGTTCGGCCCCGCCGTAGGCGGTCGGCGGCACGGGATTCTCGGGGCATGTGAGCCACGCGATCTTCATGATGTTACCCTGTCTTTTCGGGGGTCTCATTTAATTGGTGGTCCAACGGCCACTCTATCCAATAATAGCCGCAGGTCTTGCATGTAAGTTCCAGTGTATCCGGACTTACTCCGTGCCCGGAGAGATACCGAACCGTCGCGTCCGCCTCCCGTCCGCATTTCACACAAACGCCGGAGGTATCGCCCATCGTTGGATAGGGATTATAGGTTTTTCGCATAGGAGCTTTGCTCATAGTGATACCCTTCTCACTTCGGTGATATGGCGTTGGAGGTCCGCTCGGCTCGTCGGAATTTTACCCTGCTGAGCCGGAGGGCAGATGTACTTCCGGCACACGAAGGGGCGGTTATGGTAGGAGGTGCAATGCCCCCGTCCGCCGCCTACCGTATACGCCGAACAGCGGTAGGCGTACTTAGTAACTACGACGCCGTTCTGTCCCGCCTTCTCGTCATATTGGGGCAACCTCGTAAATAGCTTCAGCATTCGGCGAACGTCTGCCGCCCACGCCGGGTGGTCCCCGTCCGCCTCGTTTCGCGCGGCGATCTCGCGGAGCTGCTTTTTGTTATGCGTTAGCATGATTTGGCCGCAACAGAAACCGACGCAATGCTGGCAGACGTTGCTAGTATTCTCGGCGATGAAAGGCTCGGTGGGAATACTCATTTTGGCTCCTTATGGAAAAGGGAGCTGCGGACGCTCAACTCAATTCCGTTCGGCCCGATGGTCTGAAGCAGGTTTCCTAGTTCCATTGTTCGGAGTTCCGGAATGGGGAATAGCCGTCCGCCCGCGATAATGATGTGAGCTTGTAGCTCCTCTAGAAACCGATTTTGTTGTGCTCGATAGTCGCTCATATCGGCACCTCCCGCACGTACTCCTCAATATGGCACATCCAGCACTTTCCCGCCCGCGTGACCGTCCTCTTACACGGGCACTGGTGGTAGGTATGGATACCGGGACTTAGCTCGTAGGCGAGATCGCTGTGAAGCCGTTTCATCGGGGCTGTCAGGTCCATCTTGAACTGCGTCCGGGTTTTCCGATGGGTGCCCGTTTCGCTCTCTCCGGTGAAGGGTAGCCACGTGATACTCAACCGGCGCGTGACAGAGCAGCGAATCGTCTCACCATTCCGCAGTAACCCCGCGTCCCGCAACTCGGGCAAGCGCCGGGAAGGTGCGTGCCGTTCGAGGCCGGTAGCCCGCGCGATCTCGGCGGCGGTCTGTCCGGGATTCTTCCGGACCTCGGCGAGGCATACAGCGCGTTGGTCGGCGGCATATCCCTTCTTCTCTACGTCGCGGGCGGCCGTGTGCGAGGTGGACGGATCGGTATTGCGGGCGAGGGCTTTCATGCTGCCGCCTCCTCCGCCTTTCGGCGGCTATTGCGGTTCTGTCCCCTCCCGCTATCCAGGATCACTACCGGACGGAGGCGGACGCCTCGCCGCTCGCCCCGGTCGTAATAGATGCGGACCTTTACGGTTGTTTTGCGGGGGGTCGCGGCCGTCGCTACCTTGCGGCGGCGAGGAGCGGGCTTTCGACGAAGGGTGTGCTGCCCACATTCCGGGCAGGGCACACTTGTCACCGGCACGGTCTGTTCATCCATCCGAAGCTGGGGCCGCCGGTGCTTCCGGAGGTGGGCATTGCGGCGTGCCCGTCCCATCCGGTTGATTAAATCGACTTTCCCGCTCCATCCGCATCCTCGGCACTTGACTCGGGTCATCATCGGCTCCTCAAGCGGCGTCTCATCCGGCGCTTCGTGCTACCTACCTTTCGGCGGCGGCGAGCGCTACTGTGTTTTCTTCGTCTGCTCATATTAGAAGTCCGGGTCTATGTTCATGCTCTTCATTCGGCGGGTGAACAGTTCGCGGTCCGCCTGTATCATTCTAGCCGCTTCGGCTTGCGGCAGCCCTCGGGTGCCCCCTTCAGCGACGTGGTGCAAGGCCGCAGCGCCCGTATCGACTATCAGGGGGCCGAGGCGTCCGAGGCGGAGCGTGAAGTCCGTCTCATGTCGATAGGCGTATTGGCTATACCGGAGGCAAAAGCCCCCGACTAGCAGGGCGGCCGGAACCGAGTAGGCGAAGGAGCTGTACAACGCCTTCGTTTTTATCAGGGCAGCAGGCCCCTCCCACGCGAAGAACTGGATGTGCCGCCGGTCCCCGTCGCCCGTCTTGATTTCCCCGTGATCTAGGCGCGTCCGTCGCGTATCCTCCGGTCGCGGGTACATCCCGCCCACGGCAACGCCTGTGCCCCCTTCTACGAGTTTGACGAGGCGGCCGAGGCAGTCTGGGGCTGGGATGAGGTCGTCGTCCCACTTTACCGCTATCGGCATTGATAGTATCTCGCACATCTCCAACCCGGCCTGGCTACCGGCCGCGTCGGAGAGGGGCGTGTACTTGGATTCCTGCCGCATCACCGCCGTGCTTCGCTGGGATAGCGCCCCGATCTCCCGCCCGGTGAAGTGTTCCCCCTCCTTGTCGTTGTTGTCCACCACTACGATAGAGTCGGGGGTACGGTCCTGCGCGAGGATCGCGGCGATAGTCCGGAAGAGGATATCCCGGCGGCCGCGTGTAGGAATGACTACTGAGTATCCTGACACGGCGTCTCCTCAATCTCCCACGTAGACTTACCCTTGTGTACGTCCTCTTGGAGCCGGTTGAAGCTCCGGCGGCAACTACCCGACGTAGCGTAGGGGTCCTCGCCGCTCCGGGCGAGGAGGCGGCCGTTATCGGAGTGGGCTTCCCATCGCCAGCCGGTTATGTTGTTGCCCCTGAAGATAATCTTCAATGTGCGTCTCCGAGCTTTTCCGGGATACCCGTATTACAGGGTTGGTGCTCGCCCAGAAGGAACTGAAGATATAGCTGAGCCTCCTCTAATGTCGGACAGACCCGCGCCGCTCGTTTCCAGATGAACGGGTGTTGGATAACCTCGGGAAGATCGCTAGCAACTACGATGGGCTTCCGCATTTCGTCTGCCCAGCCGAACTCTACCCACGTGCCGATGCTCTGCCGGTCGGGCGGCTCGAAGAACATTACCAGTACCGCGTCGCACCGGCGAACGTCTCGATAGTCCCGGTCTACGAACCCGCCTCTATCATAGATAGTAGGCTGGATAGAGTCAAGTCCGTCGGAACTCCATTGACTAGCGGTCTTGCCCCGAATAGGACTGAGAGCGTTAATCCCCCACGTCGCCAGTTTCTCCTCCGTCTCCGTCCGCCAGTTCAGGTACTTTGGGTCCGTCGTGATCGTCCCGCACAGATACACCGTCGGGCTGTGATTCGTCAGCATCCGCAATCTCCTCAATGGGCGTGGTGCCGATCGTCAGGTTCTCGGGGCTCACGCATTCCAACCGCTTATCCTTTACTAAGGCGGCGATATGTTTGATATCCTTCTCGAAAGCATCCCAAACGATCTCCTGCCCCTCGCCTACCGCGTGGCAGGTCGAGTGGTAGGCGATTACGGCCAAGCTGCCGCACGCGGCGGCGTTATCGGCCGCCTCGCGAACCGCCTCGGGTCGGCGAACGTCCGCCGCTACGCTTACGCCTACAACCGGGCCTGCGTCTCGGGGGAAGAGGCGCTTGCCCCCGGAGGCTACCCAGCTTCCCATCTCCGCCGGTACGGGAGCCCCTACAGTCATCCGCAGCCACGAGAACTCGCTCATCAATCGGCGCAGATGCTCCGGTCCCGTGCAGTTGGACGTGCCGAACGGGAGCATTAGCCAGTCGCCGTGGTGGCCGAGGGAGTTCAGTATCTCGCGGGCGCAGATCGCGTCCGCCGTCAGCTCCTCAGCGTTATGGGACTCCAGCGGCTTATCCGCCCCGGAACCGCTCCAGAGGTGGCGATGTGTATGGTTACAGATTGTGTGGCCCGCTGCGGCTATATCAAAGGCCTGTTCCCAATCAAGGAACCCGGCCCCGCCGATAAGGCTGGTAATTATGCCGAACGTCCCCCGTAAGTCGTGATCACCGAGAAGGTAGGCCGAGTTCATGTGCGTACTCAGCCCGTCGTCAAAGGTCAGTAAGATACGCCCCGGCCGGTTATTCGTTTTCATTGGCAAACTCCCCATCCTCGTGGTAGTTCAGTACAGCCTGAAGGACGTTCTGTGGGTGCGGATCCCATCCCCACGTATAGACTGCGTACGGGGCTCCGAACCAGTTTGTTTCGGCGTAGCGGATCACGTGTTTATGCGTTCCCCAGACGAGATGCGGTATGGCGCATCGGCTCGCAAGGTGGAGCAGGCCGGTAGAACCGCCTACGGCGAGGCCGCCGATATTAGCAAAGATATTTATGCAATCGTCAATCGTGGTCTGGTTGAGGATATTGAATACACCGTCCGGGAAATTCCATTCTGCGTACTCGCTTCGGCCCATGACGATCACGGTACTGGTCTCGGCGAGGGAGGCGGCTAACTCCTCCCAGTTACTTCGCTTCCAGTTTCTCGCCTGCGTCATCTCCCGATCTCGTACGCAGAGGAACGTCACCGGCTTCCCGTTCTCAGGGAGGCCCAGAGTCTCGCGTACGTCCGCCTCGGTCGCGTTCGCATTACCGGTCAGTAGTATCGGGCTTCCCTTCTCGAAGTAGGGGTTGTTCAGCTCTTTCATGTTGCCGTAACTGAATACGTCTACATCCTCGCCGAACCGCCCCTTAGCATCGGCAGCTACCTGCGAGATGAGCTGGTTCAGATCGGCCTTGAGCGACTCCTCCTGCCCAAGCCCATGCCATGCCATACACTCGGCTTCGTGCTCCGGGACTTTCTCCATTCCCACTACCGTCTCGGCGAACGGGTACAGCAGCCGCCGTCCGGGCCGGGTGTAGACCACGCACTGCTTGTATCCGTTGGTATTGAAGATCGCTCGGACTAAGGGGGACCACGCAAAGACTTCCCAGCCCAGTTCCCCAATGAAAGGTCCGGCTATGAGCGTCTTGTTACTTTTCTGCACGCCGTTCTCCTCTTCGTCAGCCGATTTTCGTATCGGCCTTGTAGCGGCCTCGGATGGCCACGATGGTGGCGAGCAAAGCGCTGATTCCGCCGATGATCTGCATCACCGAGGAGGTCGCGGCCCCCTGCTCTTCCGGAGTGATTTCCACGCCGAACAGCAATACTCCTGCCGCGACTAGCGTGATGATCGCTCCCCAGATAGTTGAGCTTGCCCATGCGGGCTTCGTCCCGTTACTCACGTCATTCTCCTTCTTCTCCGCCCGGTTCGGGCGGTGTGTCGGGTTCGGCGGGTCCGGCCGCGATCTCGTCCAACGTGTCCAGCAGGTTGTCGGTTGCGGCATCGGCTCTCGCCTTCAGTTCCAGCAGCCGTACTCGGGCCGCTGCCTTATCTTCCGGGTTGCCGTTGAATGCGTCCAGCAGCCGGAAGCCGAGATCAATGGTCGCGTAGACCATCCCCATCGCTGTTACCGGGTCCACGCTCATCGTAGCGCCTCCTTCAGCTCGGCGACGGCGACGTTCGCCGCCCGTTCCGCGAGGGCGGTGTCCAACCCCGCCAACTCCCTCGCGTGCCAGATATCCACGGTCCGCTTCGCCGCCCGCACCATCAGGGCGATTCGGGGGGCCTGCTCCTTACTGATCTCCCCGGCGTCGGCCAGTAACTGAATGGCGTCTACCGTGGCGCTGTAGGCGATCAATGTAACCTCCAGCCGTCCCGCCGACGTAGAGAACAGGCGGGAACCGCACCCGCCCACTGTCGTCAGCATCGTAGCGATCAGCAACAGTCCAATCCATCGTCTCGTCATCATCTCATCACCCTCTCCTTCGTGGTAAAACTTCGTTCTGTAGTTCCGTTACAAACCGGAGCGCCAATCGCTCGTAAAAGTCGCGGTCACATGCCATCTTAAAGAACAACTGGGCAGTGCTCGACGTAATGCCGTACTCCTCCCGAACGATCTGCGCTACCTTGTTGTTACCCCGCAGGGTAAATCGCTGATCATCCCGTGGCACTACCCGCCTCCTCTAGCAGCCGAACTTCGCTGATGCCCCGCACTTGCGAGACCTCGTACGCCCTGTCCGCTGCTTCTATTATAGCCGTGCTGTGCGATACGAGTAATATCTGGATACCCAGCATCGACGCGACCTCCCGGAGCATCCGCCCGAAGGAAGCCTGCTTATCGCGGGAGATGAACTTGCCCGGCTCGTCGAGTAGGAATACCGGGGCGGGCCGGGGCTCGCTTACAGCCCATACGGCCATCCGTAGGGCCATTGCGGCTACGTCAATCACGCCCCCGCCTACCTCGTCGTTTGGGGAGAGCCGCTCCCCGTTCTTGACGATCCACGGCACGATCTCGCTCTGGTTGCGGGCGATCTTGTGCTCCATCTCGAAGCGGTACTCATCGCCATATACAGTGGAGAGGGCCAGAGTCACCACATCCGCCACGAGGGCGGATACCTCCTCCTGCGTGATTAGCAGAACTTGGTTGACGATATCTCTAGCCCCCTCCAGCTGGCGCACCCTCCGGGTAGCAGCCGTATTGAGCCGCTTAGATTCCTTGAGCTGCGCCCTCAGCAAGTCTCTCTCCGCCTCGGTCTTGTGAAGGAAGGTTGTGTGGGCGGTTAGATCGGTCACGGCTACTCGTCTCCTCGCAGATCGCTCATCAGATCGTCGAGGGCCTCTACGGCGGAATCCAGCTGCTCTTGCTTGTCGGCGGCCTGGGCTTCTAGTTCGGTCACCCGCTCGTTCGCCTCCTTGACGGAGGAGAGCCGGTGTTCCGTAACGAGCCGCTCCATGAGCTGCTTGCGTCGGCCCTCCAGCTCGGACCGCTTCTGCCGGGCGTCGGTGACGGCGGCCTGCGCGGACTTGATCTTGTCGGCGATACTCTTACTCATAATCGTACTCCCTGTTCCCGGAGCTTCCGGCGAATCCACTTGAAGTTTACGGGGGCATAGTTAGTGCCTTCCACGCAGATATTTACGTTGAAGGGGGGAATGTAGGGATTTTCTCCGGCCCGGTGGAGGTCATCGGGATGGGAGAGGTGCGTGTGGCCGTGAATAACCGCCGAGGCCCCGTCCGGAAGGAAATCCAGGGGTCGGTGCGATAGGACGATTCGGTGCCCTTCAAGAGCGATAGTCGCCTCCTTGATTACGGCGTTCCATCCCATCGCATATAGAGCGTTATAGCCTCGGTCGTGATTTCCGGCCACGATAATCTTGTTTTTTCCCTTCAGGCTCATCAGAAGTTCCCGAAGTTCCGTTGCGGAGCCAAAGCCGAAGTCCCCAAGATGGTATACCGTATCCGCCTCACTGACGGCGTTATTCCATCGACATCGGAGCCCTCGCTCCATATCCTCCGCGTCCCGAAACGGACGGCCCGCCCACCGGATAATCTTAGAGTGCCCGAAATGGGTATCGCTGACGAACCAAATCATACCTGTGCCTCCTCCATCGCCTTCCACACGGTCTCCCGCGTAGCCTCGGGTGTATCGTGCTCCTCGAAGAACGCGGCGAGGTTGCCCCGGAAGGATACGCCCACCCGCCCCGTCTCCCGGAGTTTGTCGATAAAGGGCTGGAGGTCCGGGCCTTCCGGCTTCTCCTCCCGCCCCGTCAGATCAAACGTCGTCTCCACCGGCTCTACGTCCAGCGGACATGGCGTAACCGTACAATCCTCGGTATTGAATACCCACGCGGTCGGCTTCAGCGCCAAGTCCCGCTTCCCGGCGGTCAGGCGAAGGAGGGCTCCAGCGTTGATCACCGTCGCGTCTCTGACCTCTTCGATGTAGGGATAGTGGTAGTCACCGAGCACATATAGATCATAGCCGGGGTGCCGCTGAACGTACTGCGACGGGCCGGTTAGGTTCTGCCCCGGCCAGAGGAGTTTGTCCCCTACCATCGCGTGGGCCATAAGGACGTTGAACCGACCTACGGCCTTCGAGTCTAGCTCGTGCGGCGGTTGTCCGAAGGACGCCCCGTACACCGCCACGCACTTATGTACCCAGACCTCGTGGCCATCCACGGTTCCGTCTACGAGCGTCACGGCCCCGGCCGCATCCAGGATACTAAGCGGGCTCCGCTTCCGCGACGCGGCCGCGTGGTAGCTCATATCGTGCTGGCCGTGGATCGTAAGGAAGGGAATGGGATTAGGTTGGAGGAGATGGATCAGGGCTACCATCAGCTCGCCGCTCGGCGTCGGGTTGTCGAATAAATCGCCCGGTTGAAGGATGGCAGCGCAGCCCCACTCGCGGGCGCGATCCATAACCTGCCGCAGTTTACCTAAGCACGTTGCCTTGAAGTCCGGGTCCGTCCGTCTCCGGGGCGTTCGCGTTCGCAGATGGCCGTCGCCTATGATGAGGAGGTTCATTCGGTGGCCTCCTCGGCAGCCTCACGGGTAGAGTAGCATCTCGGGTAGGTTGCCTGTCCGGTATCTGTACCCCACTCGATAACACCGCCGTATTTATTCACTGCGTCAACGTGTATCTCGAACGGATCAATATCGTCGTGCTCGACAAACTGGACCCAGGCCGCCATCCCCGGTATGATGGGAACCCCGTCCATTGTATGCTGGAGCCGGGCGATGGTTTCCTCTGCGGCGTAAGCTCGCTCTAGCCACATCTGACGACTCGCTTCCACGCTATCGAGTTCTATACTACGGACCTCGATCTCGGCCTTCAGAGCGGACATGGGATGCTCGGGACAATTCTCGATATGCTCCTTCAGGGCATCCGCCATCGTCGTGGGTATCTCGTCCTCCGGGCCGTATCGGTGGCCGCAGTAGACGCAGTTGATATACATGCCGCTCTGTAGGTCGCTGACCCATGCCCGGAGGCGATTGATCTCAAGCTGAAGTTCGGCCACCTTCGGCATCCAGACTTCGTTGATCTCACCGACTACGTTGGCGAGTTGGCGGCGGAGGCAGCCGTCGCTCTCAATTAGACCCATCGCAGTCCGCCGTGTTCGGCACACATAGTAGACTTCATCGCCCATCGGTCCGGCGACTATCTCCGCTTCGCACTTTGGGCATTGTTCGCTCATCCAATCACTCCGATATATTCGAGGTAGCCTACTACGATTATAGACGCGAGTAGGAGGAAGGCTATGATCTCGGCGAGGGCCTTGAGCTTCATCGCATATCTACCATAGGTACGTCGTTCTCCTCGGCAACTTTCTGGCAGTAGTTCTCCGAGATATCAATGCTGACGCACCGGCGGCCGAGCCGCTTACATACCCGTAGCGTTGTGCCCGTTCCGCCGAATAGGTCCACTACCATCTCGCCCGGCTGCGTTGAGAGCAGTACGATTCGCTCCATCAGCGCCTCCGGGTGCTGCGTTGGGTGCCACTTACGCCGCTCGTTGAACGTCCCACAGATACGCGAGAACTCCCATACGTCCCCCGGTACGCAGCCGCGAGGGTCCGCCCGCTTATCCCCGCCCTTCTGTCGTGCCGACTCGACGCGGATAGCGTCCGGATAGATCGGCACGCCCTTCGGACGGTAGCGGAAGATCGGACGGTAGCTGCTCTTGAGGTCCTTTTGCCCCTGCTGCCCGAAGGTGTAGAACCACGGAATCATTCGTACGTCCGGGAGGCTGCCCCATTGTCGCCAGATAGCCCATTGGTGTTTGTGGAATACGCTCAGCCAGCAGACGGCGCGGGAGCCGAACATTCGGGCGATGATAGTGCCGAGCAGGCGATGGTACTTATGTTCCGGGAGTTTGTCCTTGTAGCCGTCGTATACCTTGCCGAGATTATCGGGCGGGTCCGCGAAGATGCACTGGGCTACCGGGATGGTCAGGTCGCGGAAGTCCCCGCAGATCACCACTTGCGGCTCGGGATAGTCCGGGATGATTTTCATATCGTTCTCACCTCTGAAGTTGGAAACAGCGGCATGGGCATTGTGCCCCCTCGCCGCCTTCGTCCCGCCAGCCGCAACCGCCGTCGCCGTACGCCAAACCTTGGAAGCCGATGTGGACTTTACGGGGATGGCCGCATACGCATATATCGTTCGCTCGGTTCTCCTTCTCCATCTCGTCCATCGCGTCAAAGAGGGCTCGAATGGCGGGGCTACCCGTGGGCGGCTCCGCGTTCGGCGGAAGGTCCTTCTCTAACGTTACTTGGGCCAATTGGGATATGTCGGGATCGTCCGAATGAATGGCGATCAGCCGGAGAATGCTCTGGAGCCGCTCGATCTGCGCCGCCGCGCCCATCAGTAGCTTCCCGGCGGGGAGGTAGCCGCCGTCAATCATATGCTCGTTCTGGGCCTCGTAGCGGCAGGCGTCGGGGAGTTTCATTTCGTAGCTCATGGCGTATTCCTCAGCACAGCCTTCTTTGCCTTCGGGGTCAGTTCCGTCTCACACAGCGGGCAGTCCTCCATTTTCTCCATCAGTGCGTCCCGTGTCTTTTCAGCCACGGCGATATCTACCGCGAGGTCCCCGCTACCCTCCGCTTCGTGTTGTACGCCGACGAGGAGGTTATTCAGTTCTCTCACCTCCCGGCTGATCGGAAGGAGGGTCTGCCGCAGTTCGTTAATTTCGTTGACGGTCGTCTCGATCTCCCGGATGA